CACCTCGAAGATTAACAACCTGAATGCCGACCTGTTGGACGGTATGACAACACATACTTCTGCACAGGCATCTTCGATTGTTGCTCGTGACTCTAGCGGTGACTTCGCTGCTAATCAAATCACTGCTGCTAGTGGTGTAGGTGCTGCTGCTGGTTTCTTAGGTAATGCTTCGAGCGCAGATATTCTTAAGACCGCAAGAACGATCACTGTTGACGGTGTTGTTGATGGTTCCGTCTCGTTCAATGGTTCTGCTGACGTAACTATCAGTACTACCTATAATGATGCGGATATTACTGCTCTGGCAGCACAAAATGGCACTGGTTATATGGTCAGAACTGCTGCTAACACTTACGCACATCGCACGTTTGCTGTTACAGCAGCGTCTGGTATTACCCTGACTAATGCTGATGGTATTTCTGGCAATACTACAATCAACGTTGCTTCTACATCGAGTAACTCAGCAAACAACTTGGTTCTTCGTGATGCTAACGGCGACTTCTCTGCTGGAATTATCACTGCAACTAGATTTATTGGTGAAGGTAACTTTGATCTGGTTGCTCCAACTACGTTAACCAAGGCTATTGCACCAGATACCGACGATTCTTATAATATCGGTCTTAGTAGTGCTAGATATTCAAATATCTATAGTGTCCTCGGTAACTTCTCTGGAGCAATTACTGCAACTGGTGGAGTCGTAGGTAACTTAACTGGTAATCTGTTGGCAGCAACAACAGACTCTAAAGCAATTAGACCAGATACTAATGATGCTTATGATCTTGGTCTTTCAACTCGTAGATGGTCAAATGTCTATAGCACTCTTGGTAACTTCTCTGGAGCAATTACTGCAACTGGTGGAGTCGTAGGTAACTTAACTGGTAACCTTGTAGCATCAACAACGGACGCTAAAGGAATTAGACCAGATACTAATGATAGCTATAGTTTTGGTCTTTCAACTCTTAGATGGCAGAATGTCTACAGTGTCCTCGGTAACTTCTCTGGATCAATTACTGCAACTGGTGGAGTTGTAGGTGATCTTACAGGTAACCTTGTAGCATCAACAACGGACGCTAAAGCAATTAGACCAGATACTAATGATGCTTACAATCTTGGTCTTTCAACTCGTAGATGGCAGAATGTCTACAGTGTTCTTGGTAACTTCTCTGGATCAATTACTGCAACTGGCGGTGTCGTAGGTAACTTAACTGGTAACCTGTTGGCAACAACTGCAGAGACTAAAGCTATTAGACCTGATACAGATAATTCATATAATATTGGTCTTGAATCTTATAGATATGCAAATATCTACAGTAATCTTGGTAATTTTGAGGGACTGATTACTGCAACAGGTGGTGTTTCAGGTAATCTTACTGGTAACCTGTTGGCAACAACTACAGAGACTAAAGGTATCAGACCAGATACAGATAACGCTTATGTCATTGGTCTTGGATCCTACAGATACGCGAATATCTATAGCACCCTTGGTAACTTCTCTGGACAGATTACTGCAACTGGAGGTGTTGTAGGTGATCTTACAGGTAACCTGTTGGCAACAACTACAGAGACTAAAGGTATCAGACCAGATACTAATAATGCTTATGTTATTGGTCTCTCGACCCATAGATATTCAAATATCTATAGTGTCCTTGGTAACTTCTCTGGACTGATCACTGCAACAGGTGGTATTTCGGGTGATCTGACTGGTGATGTTACAGGAACAGTTTCTGATATCAGTAACCATGATACTGATACACTCTCTGAAGGTTCTACCAACCTTTACTTTACCGATACTCGTGCTGATGCTCGTGTTGCTGCTGCAACAGGTGCAAACCTTGATCTTTCTGGTAAGTCTACTACAGATCTTTCTGAGGGAACCAATCAGTACTACACCGAAGCAAGAGTTCAGGCAAAACTGGATAACGCATTTGCTCAACTTAGTGCAATGCTTAACAACCTTGCAACTACTACCACTTTGACACTGAACCTGAGTGGTGATCCCACTCCTGGTGCGGTTGTTACCACTGGTGTAAGCAGCGGCGGATTGGGTGGTTTCACTGCAGGAACTGCTGTTGCTACTACTGGTGGCACAGGTTCTGGATTGACTGTCGATACAACAGTTGTTGGTGGTGCAATCACTGCTGCAGCAGTTAACGCTGGTGGTAGTGATTATCTGATCACAGATACAGTCACTATTACTAATCCTAATCTGGGTGGTGTTGCAACCTTCAACTTTGGTGCTTTGGTTGGTGGTACTCAATATACAACTGGCACAGGTCTTGCTACTACTGGTGGCGATGGTTCTAATTTAACAGTTGATATTACTGCTTCTGGCGGTAGCGTTACTAACGTTACTGTCAATGCTGCAGGTTCTGGTTATGCAATTGGTAATACCGTTACCATTGTTCACCCCAATGCAACTGGTATTGCTACAGTCGATACTATTGGTGCAGCAGATGCCTCTAGAACTGCAGGAACTTATAACGTTACTGCATTCAGTACTACTGGTTCTGGAACGAGTTCTGAATTCCAGATTGTTGTTGATGGTTCTGGTGCTGCAACAGTCACAGTTACCACACCTGGAACTGGACATGCTGTAGATGATACCATTACTATTTCTGATGCAAATCTTGGTGGCGGTGGTGCTGCAAATCTCACTTTTGATGTTGCAACTATCTACACGAGTGATGCAACTATTGATCTCTCTACTGTATTCACCAATGCAACTCTGTCTCTGACTGACATCACTACGATGGAAGTCGGTGCAACTGTCACAGGCGCAACCAGTGGCACTACAGGCGTTATTACTGCTCTGGGGACTAACCAGATCACCGTTGATAATGTAAGCGGTTTCTTCAAGTCTGGAGAAGTCGTCAGTGCAAATGATGTCACTACTCTCACTATCTCCACATTCTCCTGATAACTCATGTCAGCAACTAGACCCGCAACTAAAACCGAACTAAGAGATTATGCTCTTCGTCGTTTAGGATATCCTACGATTGACATTAACGTTGCTACTGAGCAACTAGATGACTTGATTGAAGAGGCGATTGATTACTATCAAGAGTATCACTACAATGGTAGTTACAAAGCGTTCATCAAAATTGAGGTAACTGATGCAATTAAAACGGCAGCTCAAACAGGATCCGCTATCTCTGGCACTGATTGGACAGAAGGTAATGAGTATGTATCACTCCCGCCAAACGTCCTCTCTGTTAATCATGTTTATACTGCGATTGGGGCTTCTAGCATTGTTCCTGGGAACATTTTTAACATTAAGTATCAAATCTTTTTAAACGATATCTATGCAATGACGCATGGACATATTCTTCATTATTTTATGACCTCTCAATATCTTGAGACTTTGGATTTTGTTACTAACTCTCAAGCGAATCGTAGGGTCCGATTCAATGAGCATCAGGGTAGACTTTACCTTGATATGAGTTGGGATGAATTGCAAGCAGGTGATTATATTTTAGTTGAAGTTGTAATGCGTCAAGATCCTGATACTTATACTGGCATGTATAACGATGCTTGGTTGAAGGATTATGTTGAGGCATTATTCCAACAACAATGGGGTCGTAACTTAAGCAAGTACGATGGCATTCAAATGTTAGGTGGAGTAACACTTAACGGTCGTCAAATTTTGGATGATGCTTCTAAATTTAAAACTGATTTAGAAGAACAAGTTCGCTCCACATATGAAATTCCACCAATGGATCTGGTAGGTTAATATGGCATTTAATAATTCTCCAGCACAAGACTATGTTTTTAGCAATCATACTAGTTTGCTAAAAGCAAATGGATCTGCTCAAGAGCAGAAGTTTATGGAAAACCTTGTAGTAGAAAGTATCGAAATATATGGGCAAGATATTTACTACGTTCCGAGAGACATTGTTAACCGTGACACAATCTTTGAAGAGGATTCGGACGGTAGATTCTCAAGTGCCAGAGCAATCAGAGCATATGTCAATAATGCTGAAGGATGGGAAGGACAAGGTGAGTTACTTAGCAAATTTGGAATTCGCATCGAAGATAAGACGACGTTTATTTTTTCCCGTGAGAAGTTTAAAGAAAAAGTTGACGACCTTGAAACACTTAATGTCGAAGGAAGACCAAACGAAGGGGATTTAATTTGGTTCCCTATCACAAAGCATTTATTTGAAATCAAGTTTGTGGAGGTGGAGAAACCTTTTTATCAACTTGGTAAAGGTTATGTTTGGGAATGTCAATGCGAACTCTTCGAGTACAGCGACGAAGAAATCAACACAGGCATTACGGAACTCGACGCAATCGAGACTGCCTTTGCAAATGCTATCACAGTTGGTTTGGTTGCAGGTGGCACTGGAGACTTTACCGTTGGTGAGACTGTCACTGGTGGAACTTCAAATGTCACCGCTGAAGTTAAGTCCTGGGATAGTTCTACCAGAACTCTTATTGTTATTAATCGCTCAGGCACATTTACTGTCCCAGAAACCATTACTGGAGGGTCGTCATCTGCATCCTGGACTACCGCTT